ATGCTGCCATGATTACACCGTGATAGTAGTTGTATAGCTGACATTCAAGATGTCGCCTGATGCTACGGCACGATCTCCGCCCGTAAAGTTTTTAGCCGAGTACAAAGTGCCGGTCGTTCCGCCTTTAGTGTTGTCAGTCGTCACAAACGCACCAGCAATCGTGGCGGTAGCGTTGATGTTAAAAGACACAGCAGCAGAGGTGGAAATAGCACCGGCAGAAGCGGCACTAAACGCCATCACGGGACGTGTAGCATTTGAGTAAGCAGTGCTCTCAAGCCAACCAGCGTGAGACGCCATAGTGTTGGCAGCGAGATAAGTATTACCTGCGCCGGGACCAGTCACCAGACCAAGATACCAAGCGGCTGTATAGCTAGAACCGCTGAATGTTTTGTCCAACATGAAGTTGGCACCAACGGTAGTCACTTGGTTTTTAAATGTTTCAGTCCACTTGACTTGACCGTCTGGGCCTAGACACTCTACGTGGAAATACCCTGTGAGCTTTGACTCTTCGTTCAAAGAAGACAGGCGCTCGATGCACACAGATGCGCTATCGGTTGCTTGGATTGTTTCGGTTTGGTTCATATCTGTCCTCTTAAGACGTGCGAATTAAAGCAGAAGTAGCCGTATTGGCTGGCATAGTGATTGTAAATGTATTTGTTGCAGTTTTGTCAGATCCAAAATCAAGTACCGCAATAGACTTGTTTCCTTTGGAACTGTTGTAAATCAACGCACAACGGGTAGTAAATGAGGCGGGAGTCCACACCACGTTACTAAAATTAACGTAAGCTATCGAACCAGAAGTACCGATAGTCACACCTGTTAACGTTTTTCCGCCAGCGGTATACCCAGTTCCAACAACTTCATTGGCCGTAGAGTAGACGGTCGTGTTCTCATTGAGATCTGCCAACGCCGTGTACAAGGCGATCTTCAGCGTGTCGGTCAAGAGGTTGTGAACTCCCTGATACAACTCGGCTTTGAAGCTGGTGGTTTGGCCTTGGACAATCATATTTAAACGTTTATATATAGATTAAATAACGGGGTTGCGAACCTGACCGTCACGGTACGCATCCATCCGTTGTTTCCCGTCACCCAAGTTCTTCAACAAGACCATAGACTGAGCATAGCGGTCCATGTACAACTTAACCATGTCGGGCTCACCCTTCATGTAAGTAATGGCCTCAACCATAGTCCCATTAAGGAGAGCGGAGTCAAAGTTATCCCCAAGCCAAGTTGTCCCTGCGGTAACTATAGACTCGGGATAATAATAATAGTGTAGTTCTGTAGCGTAAGAATAGTCCGGGGTTGGACCCACAATAAAAGAAAGCTCGGCTTCATTTGTATACTGTGGACCAAAGATCGCATAGTGTTTAGGTAATCCTGTATCTGATGCACTTGGATACGCCTCCCGAATAAAGTTTACGTCTTTATTCAATAAATACAAATAGTCGCCGTTTTGTTTGATAACGGAAATTGAGTACGCGGAAAGAAAATCTGCTGGGCAGGAAAGGTACTTGTTGTTAAGAGTAAATGTACCCGTCACGTTTTTCCGTAGATTGGCAATCTGAACTGAGTTGTATATACGCTGCTCTGCTTGTCTAATTAAGGTGTCCATATCCACTGTGGGAAACGTATTCTCACAGTAATCCGACACCGCAGTCACAAGCTCGGCGTAGTTCATGCCATCGGACCTCTTGCTATTGTGCCCTTAGTGGCGCAGCCAGTACCACGGATTTTAATGCCTGTAGTCTTGGCTTCTTCAGGATAACCTGTACCCATAACATTTTCTGGCTTCACGACTTTACCAGTCATGGTGTGGGGTTCTGCGTAGACGTTGGCTTGACCAACTTCTTTGCCCATTACTTTTTTGCTGAATTTAGCCATATTAACCACCTCGGCCTGAGCCACGTTGGTTCATAACACGGGCCATGTTGCGACCGTATTTAACCAATGATTCATTTGTTACGCCGCCCTTGGCAAACTTCTTTGCGCCGGGATGCATCTTCTTTTCGTGGGCCTTGACTACTTTCTTGGCTTCCACGTCAGCGATTTGTTTCACTTGTTTAGTTTCCATATATGCTCCTTAACTAACCGTTACCGTACCTATTTGCGCTATTCCAACTAGATAGTTGGGTGTTAACAATGCATCAAACTGACTAGCTCCGCCAACAGGATTCCAGCCCCATTGGATATCTCTAGAACCGCTGGTAGGCAGTCCATTGTAATTCAAACCAGCCGTAACATACGTTATATCTGGCCTTGGTTGGCGAACACCTTGCGGGTCGTCAATCGGATACATACCCAATTGAAGCTGAGGGTGGTCGGGATCCCAACATTCAGGACAGACTTTTAACTGGTACAGCTTAGTCTTTACAACTTCAAATCTTAACTGTTTTAACTTAAACCTTTGCCCACAACGATCACAGTCTGCAATTGAAAACTTACCACTGGCAAACCTGTTACCCATTACGGCGTACTCCCGCCTATGAACATCTGTCTTGGTACGTATCTAATAGCTGCTTTTTCGTGATCTTCTGCTGCTGCCAAGTTAAACTGTTCGTCATAAATAGCCTTGAGCATCTCTACTCTATTCATGAGTTCTGGAACTTTCATGGCAATGTAATACGCCAATCCCGCTACCAAGCAGGGTAGAAATCGAAAGTTCATGTCTGCCGTCTGAATACCATTTCCAGCATCTTGGATTCTTCGCATTCTCCAGTACACAAATTGATACGGAACAGAGGAATCAGGAGTAGGCCATACGGTCACGGCTGGAAGCTGCTGTACAAAAACCGCTGTGCCAGTAGTATGAGAGGCCGCAGTGGTCCCATTCTGTGCGCGGAAGCAGTTGTTTATCGTATTACCATCAATGTAGTTGTAGTAAATTGTCTCGGAATCTAGCCGGATATAACCCGAAGCAGCCAGTCCAACAGTCGAGCTAAGCGTGATGGTTGTATCAGATGCAGTAATATTTCCATTTAATGTGGATCCTGTAGGATTTGTTTCACCAGAAAGACGTTGAATCCAAACCTGAATAGGTCTGGCTTGTGTAATTTTATTGGGTATAGTGGCGTAAGTAGAAACACTAATACGCGTAATGTTTAAATCCGCCTGAGTCGAAGAACTGTTTGCTCCCGTCCTGATGACGTGATCCAGCAGATCAATCGTATCCGTAGGGAGTGGGTAAGTATTTAAACCGGGAGTCAGGTTAAAAGAACCCTGCTCAATAGTCCACATGTTCAAGCCACGGTTTGCAAACTCAATGGTCAAAAGATTCATTGACCGGCGAGCGGTACGAAGATCGTAACCAGAGCGCATCTCACGACCGGCCCGCTCCCATGCTTCCTCAGCAATCTCTGAGAATTCCATGTTAAAAATGGAGGAGCCGGTAGTAGTCATCTTTTAGCAGTCTTAGCTGATTGAATAAATGCTTCTTCAGTCGGGGCACCCTTAGATCCGGGCTCCCTCATTCTTTCTTTAGATCCGCGCTTGATCCGTTCTTGCTTCTTGTGGATGTTTTCGTACAAACCACCCTTTGAATATTCCAGAAAGTCCGTGTCATCACGGCGTTTCATCTTTTTAACTTTTGGCATTTTCTGGGGATTGATGTCCCCCATGCCTCTTGATGCCATCATAATATTTTCCTACGTGTGTTGCGATTCTTTTACCATTACACATCTATACGCCACAGAATAATCTTTATCGTCTAGCTGGAGGACTATTGCCCTTGCCGCCTCGTGGGCAAACGTTAAGCATTTGTCTTTATTCTCAAACAACATAAAGGGCGCACCCTCTATTGGGCTACATTTTATCGCAACACACAGCAGGAATTCTGCAATAAACATTTACACGAAGCGGCCCTTTGTCTTACCTTTAACAGCGCAACCATCGGCGCGTTTAGAAGCAGAGGAGACTGAGCCGCCTTTTGCGTAAGGCTTTGCGGGAGGCATTTTCTTCTCGGCCGGTTTCTTTTCTTCAGCCTTTTTTGCGGGCAAAGGAAAGGATGTATCGGGCATGGGCATGGCTTTGTTATAAGCCTCGTCCATCTTCACGGCATCTTTAGCGTCCTTAACCTCTTGAAGCATTTGCTCTTTGGTAGCCATATAGCTCTCCTTAGCAGGTCATGCCGCCTTTTTTGAGCAACTTGCCTTTGGTCTTGCCGCGTTCAGCAATGCCATCAGCGCGCTTAGAAGCGGAGCCCATAGAAGGCTTAGCTGTCTTTACAGCACCCATCTTGGATGGAACTGCGCCGCCCTTTTTCATGTTCAGTGTGCCCATTTCTTTGGCAGTAGGCATAGGCTTGGCGATACCACCACGCTTCATTTTGCCTTCTTCCATTTCATGTTTAACCATAGATTTAGGAGCGCCCTTTTCTTTCATGAAGGACACTTCTTTTTTAACCATAGCTTTGGATTCTTTCATATCACCACCTTTTGAGAATGTTTTGCCTTTATCGGCTTTGGAGAACTCTTTACCCACTGATTGAGGAACGCCAACTTTCTTGGCGAACGAAGGCGAGTGAGCGATCGCCTCCATGAAATTATGTTGCTTTTTGCTGTGACTTGGCATTACTTACTCCAATATCCCTGAAACAATTGTGTAAGCATAACACCTAATGCGCCACCTGCTCCGCCAATCATCATTAAAGT